CCAATGACGCTGAAAAATTTTGACCTCTTTCCCTCTCCCCATCGCCCCCCTCATCTGTAAACGAAACTATATTAAAACCAGAATTTAACGAGGTCGAAGAATTAGTTCCACCCTCAAACAGGATTACTTGTCCAATTTTATTATCTCCAGACTGAGCTATTTGACTATAATAGGGAAAGGAGTAACCGTACCTCCTTCGCAATATATAATTACTTCCCGCCCCCGATTCTTCTACATACAATTTAAAGAGAGTCTGCCGAGGAACAGACGGGTTGTAAAGTTTATAAGCAGAAATCACAACTCCGCTTGACTCTGTTCCCAAAAATGAAGATGCATCAGAGACGGTATCCCCCCCCGCTGATTTTAAATAGACAGTAAATTCTCCTGAGAAATTATTATAAACACCCGTTTCAAATCTCAACAAACCAACCTCTCCGCTTTGAAGAACAAATGAGTGTTTATCCCCCTCTCCGAGCGAAGCCCTTTCCCCCGCCGCTATAATTCCCCTATCTCTGCCAGACAAAAGAACTTCGTCATTAGAGATGCTTGGCTTTGGAGATGTTTCAACTCGGATTACCCCGCTTGTTTGATAAGCCCACCAATCTTCAAATATCTCAACCCATTGTCCAACCTGCGTTTCTTCCCCAAGACAATAGTCGTCATAATTTACGACAATCTCTCTTCCGGTCGATCCAATCCCGCTTCCCACAATAAAAGGAAGTGCCCCTTTTTTATCTACAAAAACATTAAAATAATCTATCTCACCCCTTGCCCCGCCAAAACTCAACACCCCGCTTTTGCTGTACCCATTTATTCCCGACCCACTGATTCCGCTCAATAAAAGAGCCCTTCCGCTAACAACATCATTGTCTAAATAAAAAAAGCTTGAGCCGACGGATTTGTCCCCAGAGATATACAGAACCCCCGCCGCGTTTTTTTCTATTTTCGATAGAATTCCGTCATTTGCCGTTCTTAATTCGAGAGCAGAAACATCCGCATCTTCTCCAATATAAAGGTCCTTGTCTTTTATGTGTATTGAGGCCTCTGGCGAAACGCCGATCCCAACCCTGCGGTTCTCTTTGTCAAAAATGATGCCCGTTTCTGTATTTAATTCGCCCTCGATAAACAAACCCGCCCCGCCTCCCGAAATCATTACATTTCCAGAAACGCTATCTCCGGTGTTGTATATATATCCTGTTTGTAGAAAACCACTTACGTATTCTAAATCCGGAAGACTCGCTTGCCTAAAATCTACTAAAAAAGACATCCCTTTACCTTTTTATTGAAAAACATAATCCTGCTTGTATAATTTACACCACTAATAGAAGGAATACATATAATAACATGAAAATATTGTCAATCTACAAGCCAAACAAGAAAAACGAAGGATGCGCCTGTTCATTCTCCCTCGGTAATGATGGAAACGTTTACATAAACGCTGTTCAGCAATTTTCTTGGGACGAAAACAAGAAAACTGGCTCTTTTGCCGAAAACGCAAAGAACAAGGAAAAAAGCATTGCCATAAAGCTAAACAATTTTGAATGCGGGGGTATTATTCGCGCCATCAGAACCTTTTCTGAATTTAACGCCTTCCACTCCTACGAAGACAATAAAACCTCTATCAAGTTTTCCACTTGGGAGAAGTCCGGAGGAATCCCTGCTTTTGGCCTCTCAATAACCAGAAACGGGGCCGACAAGTTCAAGCTCCCAATCGAAACAAGTGAGGCCGAAGTGATTATGATTTTTTTGGAAAGATGCATTCTGACAGACCTCTCAAAAGATGCCTAAGCGAAAAAAAGTCTTAATTCACAGTAATAGCCACCTAGCCTTTACCGGATTTGGTAAAAACTGTAAGAATATTTTAAAATATCTTTACAAAACTGGCAAGTACGACCTATATGAGCTAGGAAATGGCGTTCCTTGGTCCGAGAATGGCGAGAAATGCCCTTGGACCTTTTACGGCAGTCTACCCTCCGACCCAAAGGGCATTGCGTCTGTAAGATCAAACCCCGCGATGGCAAAGGCCGCGTCTTATGGGCTTCTCAGGGTTGACGAAGCCATAAAAAAAATAAAACCCGACCTCTATCTTGGCATTGAGGATATTTGGGCCTTCGGAGAAACGGTCAAGAAGCCTTGGTGGAACAAAATGAATTGTATGATTTGGACCACCCTTGACAGCCTTCCAATTCTTCCAGAGGCAATTCAGATGGCCCCTCGAATAAAAAACTACTACGTCTGGTCCTCTTTTGCAGAACGGGAAATGAAAAAAATAGGAATCAACCACGTAAAAACACTTCATGGCTCAATTGATGAATCCCACTTCTATCGACTAAGCAAAGACGAAAGAACATCCCTTAGAAAAAGATTCGGCTTATCAAATGATTCTTACGTAATCGGCTATGTGTTCAGAAATCAGCTCAGAAAGACCGTTTCCGATCTGATTATCGGGTTCAGAATCTTCAAAAATAAATACCCCGAATCCAAGGCTAAACTACTCCTTCACACGAACTGGTCGGAAGGCTGGGACATCCAGAGGCTTGTCAAGGAGTCCGGCGTTAATCCCCAAGACGTTCTTACCACTTATTCGTGCCCAAAATGCAAGAACTTTTCGGTGTCTCCTTTTTTTGGGCAGGAAAAGAATTGCCCCCATTGTGGCGTAAAAGACTGCTACTCAACGACTTCCGTATCCTCGGGTGTTTCCGAATCCCAGCTTAACGAAGTTTATAACCTCATGGATGTTTATGCTCATCCATTTACAAGCGGTGGTCAAGAAATTCCAATCCAAGAGGCAAAGCTCACTGGGTTAATAACGCTTTGCACTAATTATACATGCGGAGAGGAAATGTGTACCCCCGAAAGCGGCGGCATTCCTATCGCTTGGTTTCCATATCGTGAAATAGGGACCCTTTTCGTGAAGGCGTCATCCTCTCCTGTAGACATAAGCAATAAGCTTGAACATGTCTTCCTTATGCCTGAAGATGAAAAGCGCAAAATGGGAAAAACCGCTAGAGATTATGTAATTGACAATTACTCATTCAACGCCATAGGCAGAAGGCTTGAAGAAATAATAGACGCCATGCCTGATGTTGATTATTCAATAGAAGACGCCTTTCCTTCCCCCAACCCAGACTACAAGCCTAAAGAAAAATATGAATCTCCTGAAGAATTCGCAAAAGATATCTATAAGAATTTCTTGGGAAGAACGCCCGAGGACCACGGCCAAGACATATCTATTTTGATAAAAAACCTAAAGGACGGAGTTCCCCCTTCTCAGATACTCGGCAAAATTAGAACCCTATCTCAAAAAGAGCTTCTTAAAAAGAAAAAAACAAAAATAGAAGACATCATTGATAAAAACAGGCAAAAAAGGATCGCTCTTGTCGTTCCATCCGACAGCTATACAGCTCTTTTATGCACGTATTTTGTCAAAGAAATAAAGAAAAAATACCCTCAACACGACCTGTATGTTTTTATAGACAAAAGCCTTCATGAAGTCTTCTTTCCCTACGAAGAGGTCTTTCGCGTTTGCGAAAGAGTCGAGGGTTGCGACGATATAAGCAAAATGGAGGGCAGAGGGAACGAACAGGGCCTTTTTGACATTTGTTTTGTACCGGAAAAAGAAAATCTTGGCCTAGCAAGCTTTTCACGCAACGGAAAGGACCTTTTATAGTGCATATTGTTTCAAAATTATCTTCACTTTTTTCTCTTTCTCCAACCGATAAGCCCGTTTTGCTGGAAGAGTTTTACCCCCTGCCGTTCAATAGATACATTTCCATTTTCAACGAAGAGAGCATCCAATCAAACTGCTACGATTACTTTAATGATGTTATTTTTGATCTACAACCCTATTTAAAAAAAGAACAAATCAAAATAATCCAATTTATAAATAACTCTTCTGACAAAAGGCTGATAAATTCTTTCCACTTGGAAGGCTTTTCCAGACCCCAAATGAACTTCTTAATCAAAAGAAGCCTCCTTCACCTTTGCACCGATCCTTACTCTTTTGAAATCGCCGGAATATACTCAACCCCATCGATTTGTCTGGTTGGCAACAGATTTGCAGAAAATTCTTTTCCGTGGTACGCGCCAAACAGCGAGTCACATGTTGTTTTGGGCGGTTTGGCGTATAAAAAGCCTACCTTCGCTCAGTCCGAAAATCCAAAGTCAATAAACGAAATAAAAACCGAAAAGATTTTAGAGTCTTCCTTGGAAATGCTAAAACTTAATCCCGAAAGTTCCTATAAAACCATTTTTACGGGGAACGCCTACCACGAAAAAACCCTTTACGAGTTTGTTCCTGCCCAAAAAACAATTCCGGATAAATTTAACGGTCACGATGTATTAATCAGGCTTGACAAGCTAAATAATGAAGAAAATTGCGACAACATTTGCTCACTTAGGAAATTTTCGGTCTCACTATCCGAGCTTCCGTCCGCAGAGTTTTTAGAAAAAATGAAAAAATATTGCACATCTGCTCTGTTCCATGTCTCAAAAGACACCAAAGCAGAAGATGTTTTAAAAATCATCAATCTTGGGGTCTCGGTAAAAATGGTTTATGACAAAAAAACTGTTCCGAACGACATTATGTTTCGGTTTATTGACATAGGAAAGGTCCACCCCTCGCTCCCCCCCCAAAAGGGCCTTCTTAAAGATATTTCGGGGTGCAAGTTTAGAGCCTCCCGCATAATCGTGCGCGGCGAAAAACTTTATCCGAGCTACGCCCATCTTGAAAAAGGCATCGAACTCGGTATAATGAACGAAACAATACCCTCTAAAACCTTCCTAGACGGAATTGATAGATACAAAATTTTCAAGGAAAAACAATGAAAAAAGAAAACCCCGAAAAGGAAACAGAAGAACCCAAGGTCGAAGAAATACTTCCAAAGGAACCTAATCCGCAGACAGGACTTATTTTTGATTCTTCCAGATACATTATCGATGAAGACGGGCTTATCGACTGGAAGGCGATGATTCCAACAAAATATCTTTTCATTAATGAAGAAAAGGCCAAGAAGTCCAAGGTAGAAATCCCAGAGAAGATCGAGGATGCCGACGAATCAATTGTTGTAATAAAGCTTGGCGGAATTCGTTGGCTTGCCCGTGTTCGCGGGTATGAAAGCGTATCGTATGAAGTTGTGCAAACCTCGCCAGACGTTATCGTTAAATGCCAAATCTGCTGGACCCCAAACCTAGAAAACCCCGTTGGGGCAACCTATGAAGAGATAGCTTCTTGTGGATCAAAGAACGCAGATGCGTTCGGCCAGAGCTTTGCAGAAACCGTTGCCGCAAACAGGGCCTTCGTCAGGTGCGTCAGAAACTTCCTGAATATCAATATTGTTGGAGAAGAGGAACTTTCAGAGGAACCAGAGGCCCCAACAGAGGGCAGTAAGAGCGTTTCCGCCGATCCTCAAAGCATCTTTGTTCAGAAATGTAAGGACAAAGGCATGAGCGACAAAGAGGTTGCCGAATTTTGCATTTCCAATAATGACTCTCTTTCCGAGGTTTCAGGAAAAACCGCCAGTGAAATTAAAAAAATCCTCACTCCAAAACAGGCCAGAGCCCTACTAAAGGCGCTAAAAAAGTCTCAGTAGGTGTATTACAAAATGTATGCTCCCGTTTTTACAATCCAGCACAAACTACACGCCCTCTGGTGACGAATTTTCCGACTATGACGCGCTGATAAGGTTCACCCCCGCTCTTTTTATAGGCGACCCGTCGGGATTTAATTGTGAGGTTTACAATTCCAGCGGCCACAAGCGCAGTCTAAAGCACCTTAAGTTTTCCACTAATGCCGTTTCATCTGGATTCGAGCCGATGTTTCGACTAGACACGCTCGATCTTTACTCCGGTTTTCAGTCATCTAACATAAGCGGAATTGAAGACTCCATTGAAGCACATTTTAATGATCCCAGCAAGATAATAGCCTCTCCATCTTGTCCGGTTAGCTTTCAGAGGGTTCATTTTTATGGATATTCAAATGGAATAAGAGACGAATATTATTCCGTTTTTCTTGTCGGAAACCCTGTTAAGGTAAGCGGAAACGCTTCTGAATATGACGAAGGGGAGCCGGAGGTAAAGCAATGGGTGCCAGGTTATTGCTACAGCATCGACCCAACGGATTCTGGAGAGTTTAGGGACAGAATTATAATGGGTGGGGGGGGTGCCGGGGAAACAAGTTATGCATTTCAAACCTCTGCTATCCCCGATACAGGAGGAAAGTTTGATGTTACTGTTATCGGTGGCGCGGCACAAGTAATAGGCGGCAATGAAATAGTGTTTCCGGATACATTCTTTTCTGGGGTCAAAAACGACGAACTAATCTTTATAAAATATAAGATGTGGGATTCAGATGGGCTTGGACTGTACCAATGGGAAACCGGAATACTTCACGCAATGGACATTTACGAAGGAATAGAAGAAGATGATCGCAGTAAGTCAATGATATTTACCCTCTCGAAAATTGGAAGACAATACAACGGAAATGTCGCGCAATTCAGACTTGGCGCAATAAATGCCGTTGCCACAATAAATGCCTCCCCCGAAACATCCGCAATTACATCTTTACCTCTGGCGTAAAAAAATGAAACCAATAAGACCAAATTTATTGCTTTTTTCTGATGAATTTTTTTCTGTTGAATCCGGATATTTCGTTCAGGACGGAAGCTGGAAGAATAGGGTTTTTTACCCCACTATTAATTATGAAGAATATACAGGAACCCTTACCGGAAGTGGTGATCTTACAGGATTCTCTGGCTTGTCCAACGCCTATAGGTTTTTGGGGTCATTCGACCTTAGCAAAGCTTATTTTTCATCCAAGTCTGGAACATATTCCCCCGCAGATATCTCTGGAAATTTTGGCCTAAAAAGACTCCCGTCTGTTTTTTCTTCCGCGAACGACAACGAGGCTGGCGGCGACAACCCGTTTAAGGCATGTCAGGCAAGTGTTTTGCTTACAGGGGAACCTTTTTTTGGAGAAAGGTATTTGTGTGAAGGGACTGTTTCTGACGAATTTGATTATAATACCTCCTATAATTTTACAGTAGAATCTGCGCCCTACTTAAACGACTCGATAAGTTTTTCCGGACAAAAACAAACTATTCCTTCTTATAAAAACAACGGAGAGCCTCTTCTTGACAAATCTGGAAATCAAGTTTATCAGACAATAACAACTGGAATATATTGGTGGTATTGGGGCGAAATCGAAAAAGAACTCAAAAGAATCAGGGAACTTGACCTTGATTATCCCGACCCTCCTTATTCGTGTTATTTTCCCAAACCTCACTGCGAAAGGCTTTGTTTTGTCCGCAATTTTAGTTCCGAGACAGAGGAAAAGGATTTTCTAGGCTGGTTTAAACCAGGCGGCTCTCAGTCAAACTCAGCCCCCATTCCCCAAAACGAGGTCCTCTATGGTCCCCCCATTACCCCTTGTTGGAATCCGTCTCTTGTTTATAATACCGGCACTGGTTCAGGATCAAGAGAGTCTTTCGATATTGGGTACACTGGAACAGAAGATGATCCTCGTCCTCATGGGGTCAGCGGAATGCAAAAATGGATGCTTGCTCATAAGGTAGACCAAGGGTTTGACATAAACGAAGATTCGTATAGCAATCCAGGTTTCGCCGATCCATACGTTGAATCCGAAACTTGGTCTTACTGCCCAACCAAACTCGGAAGAGAAAAAGACAAGGTTTTTCCTATTCACGTCGAAAGATATATTACCGGAGCTTCCGGAGAAGAATTTTCTTTTCACGATTTAAAAGTGGAAGGAGGGTTGCTCAAAAGCATCGCCTGGCCTGCTGGCTACCTTGCAGACTACACCGTAAAATGGGAATGGAGCGACGAAATAGGCGGATATCAAGACCCCGTTGCCACGAGACTAGAAGAACATTTTTACGGAGAGGGAAATTATGATTGGAGATTTTTAAACGCCTTTATTTCCAGATGGAAAGGAAACTACAAAAGTGAATCTGCCAGAAGAAGACACGATGATTTGTATATTTCCGTTGATTGGAGCAAGATGTATTGGGATACCGCAAATCCCATAAACAAAATGCCAACCGGACCAGAGTGGCTTGGTGCCTCTGGATTAAGAAAGGAAATAGAAGAAAGAATATACGAACCAAACGGCCCATTTCCCTCCGGAACGCTTGTTGACCTAAAAATACATGCCGTTGTTAAATCCATGCAAATTAGTCAAAGCGTGATCAGTGATTTTCCAACCCCATACAAATTGATAATTCTTACAAACACCGGTCGCCTTTATCGCGTTTGGCATTCCACAGACTTCTATATTTCCGCACGTCAATCGATGCCAATTCCCAGTCAAACAAGATGGGTTTTCCCAAACGACGTTTCTGGTGTATAACTTTTTTGTCCAGATAAGACAAACCGGAAGAATTCGGGGAATGCTGTAATACAGAGAATCCCGAGCCGAGCGCAAGCGGGTAGCTTTGCGAAGGTGTAGAGACTAGCGGAGCCCAACCAATCCCGTTGGCTTAATTACCGCAATAGAATCCGGCGTCGAGCGCACGACGAAGAGATAGTCCGAAAAGGTTAGAGTGTACCAACAGTGCACAGAGATAAATAACGTCTCCTTATCTGGTTGCGCCTTTTTTATATTGGGAGCGTAAAACCCCGACATCTTTAGTGTCGGGGATGTAAGCGACCAAAGTATTTTCAGATTCTTAAAGGATTTTAGTTGGTTTAAGTGTAAATATTAGTGAGAGGTTAAAGCTATGCTGGTCTTTCGGCCAGCAGAAGAGATGTGGGCTAGAGGATAGTAAAACGAAACGTTTTCGTACCCAACGGTTGGTTGGTTAATCTGTGCTAATGAATCCATCTTGTGGTACTCCTTAAAACCACGAAACCCAGCCGTCTTTAGCGGCTGTGGTAGTTCATTATAATATATGCGGCTGTTATTCAACCGGACCCTACGGTCCACTTCTGTTTTAACAAATCGACTCTTTATTCGATTTCTGAAATTGCTCTCAGGTTCGGACTATATCTTCATCTTTTGATGTCGGGCGCTCGTGGATGGATTATTGTTGGTCTCACCATCTAGTCTCTACACCTTCATAGAACCTTTCCATCTATGCTTGGCTCGGTATTGCCCCGAAGGGGTTTCACCGAATTCACCCGATTTTCATATATTATTTTTATTTTCCTCTATAGTAAGCCTTTGCTTTAATTTTCGTATTTGCTTCCATATAAGTTTTGTTTAAGTAGTAATGACAACAGTCTAAAACCACATCATGTAATACACCTTTTTGTATATTTGCTTTCCTTAAATTGTTATATAGTCTTGTTTCATCAACCTCGAAGCTCATATTTGATCCCATCCTAAATCCAATCGGGAGAGAGATTCCTTTTGAAACCCCAGAAAATCCATAATAATTCCATTTATCATTAACATAAGGTTCTTGGTCTGGAACTTCCGCCCCGCCTGTTTTTCTTGGTCCAATAACTGTAGGAGTATTTAAATAATATTTTTCCCCATCGTGGTAGACCCCGTTGTAAAAAATTATGCGCCGACATTTTTTTCTTATCGACACCCCTCTATCTGAGAACTGTTCCCCGCTCCATCCTGCTCCAATTTTTATTATTTGTCCATCTGCCTCAAATTGGAATTTGTCTGACTCAAAAACGGTCTTCGTAATCGGGTGGGGATATAGGTTAAAATATTCTTCTCCCTCGTAATACAAATTAAAACTTTCGTCTACGATATATTTTGAATTAAGAATCATCTTTCTTAGAGAATTTGTTGCGATATTTACGGACCCAGTTGGGACATTAAAAAATAATCTTGTCCCATACTGATAATACCCATTGTCCGCAATCGCTCCCCTTGGATTCACTTCAATAATCGACACGTCCGAATCTTTGTCAATTATAACAGAGAATTGCCCTTTTCTCTCCAAAACGGGGACTTCTTCCGAAAAAACTCCAATACCATATCCGGTCCGAGGAATTTTTCCCTCTGTTTTGACCCCGCACCTTCTAAAAATGTTCTTCCACAAATCGCCCGTCTTTTCTCTCGTTTTTTCTATCGTATACCCGCTTATCGCGGTAGCCGTTTCGTCTCCAGAAAAAAATCCCAGAGTATTTGCCACTCCAGAGTTTAAGACATATATCGGCGCAGAAACGCTTGCCCAATTCTCCTGATCGTCAAAATCGTTTTCATTAATATTCTCACCAAAAAACAAGTAAGAGTAATCGCTTAGTTTCTCTACGTTTTCAGACAAATTGCCCGTGTATTCAAAATATCCCGTTTCGACTTCATCGGCCATACCCGAAACAATTCCCCCAAACCACTCTTCTCCAGTTGTTATTATGAGTGCGGTTTTATTTTCCTCAGTTTCCCCTTTTATTCTATACCAAAGCTCACTGTCTTCTCCAGAAAATTCAATAAAATTACAATCCACATCATCCCCCAACGAGCCGCCTCTAACCAAAAGATCATTGTAGTAATAAGAAACGGTTTCCCCGCGAACGCGCCCTTCTATTTGGAAGAAATCTCCGCTTGAATAGCTTCCCAGTGTTGCGCCATCTCTGTCCGAAATAAATCCATCTGAAAAATACAACAAAGACCTGTCTCCGCTTATCCCCTCGCTCCCCAAGCGAAGAACCGAATCTCCTGTTCCGTTCACCTTCCCCTTTACTAAGAAACTTAGATTACCTGTCTGATTTTGAAAATACTTCTTCACGAAAAAGCCTTCATTCCATAAGCTGTTGATGCGGCAGAACTGGGGCGGACCTGTCTTACCGTTTTTATGTTAATGTTCTCACCAGGACTTGTTTTAATCGACCTCGCCAAGTTTTCGATTGTTTGTCGCTGTTTCTTCCTGTTCCCAACCGTGATGGTTGTCGTTACGCCGTCCCCTGAATAAGATAGAGAATAAGATTCAAGCCCCTTTCTTATCCAACCAGTAGAAATTGGCACCAAATCTTCGATAACGAAATTATAAGCGACATTTGCATTAAGTTCATCATTAGACAACCACTTGTATTGTTTTATCAACCTTTCCCACTCTTCAAGGTTAAAAACGTATCCCTCTACTTGCGGGGCCTTCTGAATCTCTATCGTATTAGAAACCGCCTTCGGGTGACTCATATTTTGCCAAAAAGCCCTTTGCTTCATATTGTAATAGGCGACAGAATCGTTGGTTGTTACTTTTCTGTATTCTCTGTATTTAGATTGTCTTTTGTCCATTCTTCCGCCCTTAGACTCATAGAAGAAGAATTTCTTCACCGCGCCCATTAACTCCGCTTCAATCAACCCGTCGGCCCGTATTATAGCGTACCTAGGAATTGTTTTTTGCGTTTTCCAACTATCAGTTATGCTTTCCTCCCATCTTTCTTCTGGCACCCAATATTCTAGCGGCTTCGATAATTTTACGGGCCTTCTTTCTCCGGCCCAGTCTATAACCGAATAACCGCGTTGCTTTAATTCTTCCGACTCCAGTTCGTTGTCGTCTGAGAAGTTTTGGTCAAGATATTCGTCAGAATCTTTGGCGTCATTCACAAGCGAAAAATCCTTCAACCAAGACTCAACAGATACCCGAACCTCTTCGTCCAAATCAATTTCCGCCAACTTAGAAGACCTTTCTGAACTCATCTTGTATTCAACAAGGTCGCTTAGAAAACAGCTTCCGTCTGACGCATCAGCTTTTTTCCACACCCAGCCCATGTCCGGAGAATAGTTTTTAGCGTCAGCTCTCGTTATTTCTCTTAACAGGTTTTCAAAGCGGCTAAGAGTTCCTTCTTTTAAGCCTCTTTTACAGGAAATAGCCCACTTCTTGTAGTTTTTGCCAAACAAAAGACACGTTTCATATAGCTGTGAGACGACATCTTCCCATGCCGAACTTTTTTGTATCAAAATTCCCCAGTAAGGCAACGGGCTAACTATGGACCACCTTTTATTTTCGCTATCTTCGCTTTCTTCAACCACCTTAGTCTTATCAAGGTTTTCCCCGAATATCTTATAGACATCCTCTATCGGGAAATCCCCCTTTCCTATTAGTTTCTCAGCCCACCCAGCATGACCCGCACATTTTAAAGTCCTTAGTTCTGAAATCATTTCGGCTAAAGTTTCGTCACGTCTCTTTTGAAACAAAAGATTTGCTCGATATCCCCCTTCTATTGTTTTTATCAAAAGCTTATTATATCCGTTCTTGGGTGTTTCTAACGGTCTTTTAGGAGTATCGACTTTTTTTCTTGAATTTCTATAACGAAGCTCATATTTTTCCCTGAACGTTTCCCTTGCCGCGATGTTCCAGTGAATGTATCTGTTAAAATATTCCTCCCCCATTAGTGCCGCCGCACACATCTTTAACCATTCATATCCGCCTTCTTTTGTTTCTCCGAGTAGAAGCTCTTTTCTTGTAAAATAGTAAGTTTCCCCATCTCCGGTTTCTTTGTTTTTTACCGTCTCCCCTGATCTTGGCGGTCTAACCCAAAAATTATCCCTTGTTATGTCAAGAAAGGCGTAGTAAATACGCTTGTTGCTTACGTTTTGAGTTTCTCCTGAAGACCCGCCGTTCACATCATAAATTATATCGGCGCACATGTAGTTATCTTCAATGCTAAAGCTTTCGTCCTTGCTGGACATTTTTGCCCGATACTTTCCCAACAAGGTACCTTTCAATCCAATCGCAGAGGCCCTTGACGTGGCATCCATTACGTCTAGCCGCCCCTCTCCACCCAAAGACCAGTCCCAGAAGAAAGTGTAGCCCAGCTGTCCACCTAAAGAAGAAAGGGCGTCTCTCAGCGTTCCGACGGTATCCATAAAAATTCCGTGAGCCCCATTTTGCGGGTTGTCTTCGTCCGAATATCGAGGCCCCTTTTTTATCATTTTAAATCCTTCGAGAAGCCCCCTTACCCTGCTTGTCATTGGAATCTTTTCCATTCCCTTTAGCAGTTCTGCCGGAGTATATTTCCCCAATTCAACGTCTGAATCCTTTCTTTCCATTGGAACGACATTTATAAACCTTTCTCCAACAAGCTTTTCCGAATAATACTCCCCGTTGTACCCGACCCGCTGAGTTGTTTTGGGGACAACCATGAATTTATCCATATACTTATGAGACGAATCCAAGAATTTTACAACTAAAAGCCAACCCCCTGCCGAGAATGTTTTCTTATATGAAACGGGGTATATGAGAAAATTTTGTCCGGCAAAATTAAGCGTACTTGGCACTTCTGCATTTAGGTCGCTATATTCGATAGAGTACTGCCCGTCTTCACTAACAAAAGATGCTGTAAAAACCGTTGGTGAATTAAAGCCAACATCAACCTTAAGATCATAAAGTTTTCCACCATAATTATCTCCGTCAATAACTACAGAATCAATTTCATTACAATTCAGCGTCATAAGCTACCCTCGGAAACATTACTTAAATCATCATCAAAGATTTCTACTCCCGTTATAAGGTCTGCGTAAATATCGTGATGAACGTATTCCCGAATATCCTTTCTTATTCCATTAATCCAAAACATCGCGGAACCGTTCCTAAAAGTGTCCGCTCTATAAACATCATACACCGAATTTCCAGTATAAAATTGTTGTCCAGAAAGGCGAGGAAAAGAGAAATATGTTCCAGTTATATTATTTAATTCTCCCAACGGTTCAAAAAAGCCGCTTGTTGAAACGTAATCTATTCCCTCATAAAGTTTTATCCCATTAAGGAATATGTCCTTTTCAAATGTTTCAATCGGGGTTAGCGTTATTCTCTCTGAAATTCCATCTCCGAGATAATACGGCACACCTGTCGGGTAATAGCCCGTTTCTGCCCAACGCGCATACGTATCTTCATTCAGGTACGGCGCTTTTGCCATAACCCACTCTCCATATGGATTATAAAATATCTCAATATTTTCCTTCATCCAATATTTTCTATTAGAAAAATCTCCCGCATACGAATAAACCCCATTTACTTCTTCGCTATTTGAGTTCCATACATATAATTTGTCTGGATTATTAGAGGAAGATTCTTTTATTCCACTTGGAGATATTTCCGTAAATGCACCTGTATACTGACTTGTCGAGCTAATCGTTTTTTCTCCATTATATTCTCCTACTTGTTTTGGGGCAAAGTATCCACCCATGCTCCAATACTTCCAAGTAATCTCCCACGGCTGTTGACCGATGCCCACGCTTCCGCTTGGATAGGCGATTCCTATCGGCAAGTCTTCAACCAAATAATATATTGCATATATTCTATCGCTCTCCAGTCCTTCTTTTGCTATAACAAGCTTTTTGTCTTTAGACATATAACATCCGGAATCTACCCTAAAAAGCCCATACCAACTCTTTTCTTCCCCCGTGTACTTTACCCATAGCGAATCTATATTATTGTACGGTGCCGAATAATTGCCCATCGCCGATCCTTCTATTTTAAATATTATCTCTTGTGTTGAATTTTGCACTATATCATATATGCCGTGCAGGTTTTCCATTTGTGTGTTCGTTGAAAAATCTAACTCCTGATAGATTTCCCCACCATCTCCAATAGAATAGTCTTTTTCTGACACAAAATAGTCATACTCGTTACCGTCCTCAATTTCCGAATTTGAAACCCCGCTTCCTGCTCTCGCGGCGACTCCGTTTATGTAGAATTTTATTTTTCCCGTCTCGGGGAGATGTTCTTGCTTCAACAAGAGACCCATTCCCCTCCCCCTGTATTCCCAAGTCTTTAAAGCCGAGTTATTTGACAGATTTCCGGTCTCCGATGTTTGGATATAGATATCAATGAAGTCTCCATCGTGCCTATTTCCCAAATATGACACTGACCTTGGGCGCAAATGGGCATAGGCGTTTTCTCCACTTGCTCCCGTTGTATAACCCGTGAACTCAAAGTATTCGCCCGTTATGTATGAATCAAACCAAGAACCGCTGTAAATCAACCCGCTTACCCCAGACTGAATATATACGGCATCGCCTGTTATTGTTTGCGTTTCAACCGGATAATACCAAGAATAGCCAGTTACGCCAGTTATTGAATATGGTTGATCTCCGGTTGGCAAATACAAGTCGGGATAGAAAATGCCATATTCTTCGTCGTATTCCGGAATGTACATTTCCCCACTGTTTACGATACCCGTTATCCCCGTATAAACAGGCTGTCCGGTGATTTCCACTTCCTCTGTCAGATATCCGCTCAGGATTCCGGTTTTGTATAGCTCCCCGCTCACACCCGTAAAATACTCTTGCCCCGTCACCTCGTAATAATTATATCCGCTGTCCGTAATATAGGGCTCTCCCGAAATATCCAAATTCATATACATCGCCGCAGTAAGAGTTTGGGTGTCTTGAAGATATTCGTCAAAGCATATTATTTTACGAAGCTTTGTTGACGACGTAAACCCCATTGCTAGGGTTTCATCTATTGCAGAAATTCCATCCCCGCTATTAGCAACCCAACTTCCGCCTTGCCCCAAATCACCGCCCATTTTAAAGGAGGATGTTTTTATCTCTCCATTGTGTTCATCATACCTTGAAACAAACAAGAATTTATCCGATTTTCTTATTGCCCATATGTTTTCACCCATTGGAACATCTTCATCATATGTAAAAACCTTCTCCTGTCCAAGGTCAGTTAATCCAAGATATAAGAGATTTGCGCCGTTAAGACCTATTTCAATTCCCCCATCTCCGCTTTTGCAGTTGAGAAGCACCTCTTTGTTGTGCAAAGGAATTTGCCTATCAAATCCAGTGTTGTCGTAAATAGCTTTTGCCTCGTCTCTTGGAAGCTTGCCACCCTCTATAAAAATAGAAAACTCCCCCGACAAATCAATATCCATGCCCCCTAAGTCAATACAGGAAGCTCTTCCAGAAGATTCGCTTATTTGGTTTCCAAGCAATCTCAAGTATCCCGTTTGCTCTAGCCCCGAATAATCATATATTTGCCGGAAATTTCCGCCAGTTGCGTCATGTTCAAACAATTCTATTACGCCAGAAGCATTGCCTAACTTTGAGAAAATAAATCTGTCCCCTTCTCCCGAGTATAAAGTAGAATCCCCAAAATCATAATAAGACTTCAAAGCTCCGGTTTCCCTTGTTAAAAGTCCGCTTCTAACCAAATATATTAGACCATTTTCCATTAAATAGAATACCCTTCTAGAACCCGACTGCTGAGAGAAATTTCAGCACTCTCCGTTTTGGCGTAGTCATCCCTTTTGTGACTCTCCGACTCTGTATACACCTTATCCTGCGAAGATAATACGCTCGCCGCCGCCGTTCTTGCGTAACCCACGCACTTCTGTCTTCCGTATTCGGACTCGTTTCCCCTCAAGTTTATTTCTGCGGAAGCCTTTTCTCTGCTCGCAAAGCCTAAACATTGACAAATATATTTTCCGCCCTTATAGCTCTCCTTTATGGAGCGCTCGTCTATCGGGAAATCCTTTTTTATGGAAAGTTCTGCCACATCGCTTTTTGAAAAACCTCCGTGGCTTCTATTGTTGAAAGAAGCGGAATACGAAGCGGTGTGATTGTATTCGTCTACGCTTGATGATTTCCTCAAAGGCTTCGCGTTTAACGGAACAAAAACACCCCTTCCCTCTTTCGAGAAATCTGAAAAATAATCATTAACCAATCCTATGTTAAAATTTGAATTAATCACCCTGTTAAGAGCATCTTCTATTTTATCCTGTCTCTCTTCTATGCATCCATAGTTTGCCGTTATGTTCCCCTGAATGGACGCAGAAAGCAAGCTCGAACCTTCTGTTTCCGAGAAAGTTATCACTATATCGTCCTGAATCTCCGGCAACGCATTTGCGTTAACATCCTTATAGTGACTAAGCGAGTAATTTATTACCCCCGCATATTCGTCTTCCTCAATCTCTTCCGAAATAAGAAATTGTACTCCAATTCCTTTTCTGAAACTTTTGTAAACATCTCTTGCTTCCGTCAGGTTTGGATTTCCAGATTGCTCCGGTCTGCCAATCTCGATCTTCCCGTTGTAAGAAACGGTCTCCATTTGGCCCAAAGTATTCTCTTCCGTTTTTGTGTAGCGATGAATCACATTTCTTTTGTTTAAGAGGTCAGACCTGAAAACCTGCGTCAATGAAACCGTATTTGTTATTTTGTTTACGCTTTCTTCGGAAGATACCAAAAAATATTTTGAAAGGTCTTTCATCGCGCTTCCGCCCAGCCTTTCGGAAGGCGGCTCAAAGATGTTTGCCCTTGACTGAATGAAGTCCTTTGCGTACCCAATCGGGGAGTCTTTGCTTCCCCCCACTAAAATTCCCTTCGCGGAAATTTCTCTTGTCATTTCAAGTGTTCCATCTGCTTGTTCTTTGTATGTAACTTTGTCAGAGGGATTTATAACGCCATAATATCCGGGCGTGAGTTCCCCGGAAAAAGACTCCTCCGGATAATGTACAAAAGAAATCCTATAAGGAACCGAACCAATGTAATCAACATTATCTATTGATACGCTTGTAATTTCGACAAAGCCCCCCAAGATGCCGTCTATGGTCATATTCCCAAAAGCATTTGAGAATACGGACAGAAGCTCGTCTCTTGCGGACCTTAATGTTGAAATACTGCACCCAATAAGAGTTCCGCTCAATTCCCATTCTTCGCGCTGACACCATCTTCCGCCGTGTTGTACGTATTCAACCTTTTTCCCAAAGAAAGGGGTCGGATGTCCATTTAAAATATCAGTTCCATTATAAGAAATGTTCATGTTGAATCCTCCATTTCCCTGCTTATTGAGATCGAGTAATTCATGGTCACATCATTTATCGGAGTACAAACCGCGCTGGCCGATTCTACAAAATTCTTATCGTTCGAAACAATCAATCCACCCGCCGCCGATTCCGCTTTCGATAATAAATCGGCAAATGTTGAACCGTGAGATGTCGGGTTTTTTCTGTAATCCAATATATCCACAGAAATAGTCTGGTTCCCCGCCCTGTTGCCAAGCATTTCTTGAATTAAAATCGGTTCATTCAATATCTTGAATTCGTTCTTGCTTTTTACTCCGTAGTTGATTGAGGAATTTGCGGAAATTGATTTTACGTTTTTATTATCCTCGAACCTCTTTTCTGTCGAATAAGTTACGTCATAATCCACAACCCCCGCGAACATCCTTAAGCTTAGATTTCTGGAGATTGGCTCTGGGCTAAGGTCTTTTTTACAACCAGCCGAAGAAACGAAAGAAGATAATCCCGCCCCTTTTGTCAGCCCCTTGTAATATGAATAAGCAGAAGCAAGGCGCGGGTATTTGTTGTCCTGCTGGCCGCCATCGTAAGATTGCGTCTTAAGGCTTGAAATTGTCCCCTTTTCTGTAGCTGTCCACTCTCCGTTTTCCACCGTAAACGAAAGTTCCTTCTCGAATCTTATTGGATCGTCCGTCCCTAAATCCTTGTTTCTCTCGTCGTTGTCCGCTTCAACCGTATATTCGATTTCACCCTTGAACTGATCTATTTTTTTGGAGGTTGAAATGAAGTTTATATCAGACATGCCTTGGCAGTTTTCATTGTAAGCCTCGAAGACCGCTAAAAGTCTGGTTTTTGCGTTTGCCAATTCCGCCTCATAACCGTCTTGTGCGCTTATAGCCCTGCTTTCTGACAAACCAATTATTTTTCCGTTCTCTTTTATTTTTACTATACCATCTGTACCGATTGATATTGATTGCGTTGCGGAATGAGAATAATTCCCCTTTATGTTTTCCGCAGAAAGCGTTTCCTCGAACGAGCATTCGTTTGTAACGGAATCATATGTTTCGGAATGAAAGGTCTTAAAGCTGTCTCGAAAAATATTGGCAATATCTTCTTCTGGATTAAAACCCGCGAAGATTGATTTTACTACCGAAAAATTCCGCGAAAAAACCCCATCGGCGAATCTCTTTGCTTGTCTTACAAGCGGTGCATTTCCCCCTTGCGCAAATGCAGATTTGAATTTTACATTTATTCTTCTTGAGAAATCGGCAGAATTTTCACCCCTAGAAACCGAGATGTCCTCCGATATTGATTCCACAAATGCCATAGAAGAAAATGCGTTACAGAAATCCGAATAATATCCATTCGGACAACTATCGGCGCTCGTTTCCTCCTCTATTGTCATGTTGGCAAAGGCAACGCCGTTTTGATTTGAAGTCTCTAGAGAAAAACTTTTTAGCATTCCCCTTAACATTTTTCCGTTAATGTTAAAGAAAACTGGATCGCTAGAGTTTTTCATTGACTCCAAGCTTTCTAAATCTACTACGCTTTGGCTGTCCGAAACGGCAAACGTAAAGGTGTGATCTATGACTCTTTTAAAAGCTATGCCTCCATCGAATGTCTCAAACCTTGCTTCGTGGCCTATTTTTGTTGCGCCACTTACCGAAACAGTGGAAAAGCCGCTCTGAAACCCTATTATGATTGGGGCTGTTATCAGCGGATTTGGCTCTAGAGTTGGTGTTAAGAATGGCATTTAGGTCCTTTTTCCAGCTACCGGAAGAGGCCTCAACGGACTTGGTTCCAGACCATAAACAGTCGGGTCCTCTTTCAGAGCCTCTATTTTTTTTAACATGTCATCCCACATTTCTTCAACCGCGTCTTTAACGGCAGAAGCATCGCTCACATTTAGATTTAGTGTTTGATTAAAGTCAAATGCCTTATCCCTCCCCTTTATTGCTTCCTCCGCTGATTTTGGACCCGTTTCCTGAGATTTATCTCCGGCAAGTTTTTCTCTTATTACTTTAAGATTTTCCGCCATCGAGCTTAGATAACGGATTGATTCATCTTCACTAAATTTCGCCAATTCATCTGCGATCTTTGATGGAGACATATTTTCGAGCGCCCTTAGTATGTCTCCGTTATTCATACCCCTGTCTAAGCCAAGATTTTTTAACATGGAATCAACCTCTTCTCCAAACTCTCCCCCTCCGGATGAAGCCTTAATTAGGTCTCTTATGGACTCCACCCTACCAAACTCTGCCTCGGCCCTGCTAAAAGCGTCCTCCCTAGTCATCCCAGGATTAAATATAGGGTCCTCGCTCTTTTGAAGTTCGCTCGCCCTAAGATGCAAAGCCCCCATTCTTCTCTGCTCCAACATAGCTGTTTTCGCTGCCCTCTCCATACCGACTGCGGCTTGATATTGACTTAAAACGGAAATATCTTCTAACCCAAAATTCCCCGAGGCAACTCTTTTCGCAGAGACATTCGCCTTACCCCTCGCCGTACCCAACACCTCGCTCAGGTTTTTTATCTGGAAGGCCATTTTTTCGGCTACTGTTGATTCTCTAACGTCGCCATTTCTATCTGTTACCATTTGCGGGAAAAGACCTTGTTTGGCAATTGTATTCGCTATTTCATTTCCAATCTGATAGGTCTCGGTTCTCTCTCTCTTTACTCGACCCGTTCGCGCCCAATGACCAATTTCTTCTTCCTCTAGGACTTCCCCCTTTGGCATTATCCCTCTTTCCCATTTTACCGTTCTCTGTTCTGTAATTCCTTTCAGCAAATTCGGTAGAAGCATTTTTGCCGCGTCTTGGCTGTTCTGCAAAAACTGAATCTGTCGCAAACCGAAGTTTGCCATATTCCCATATGTACTTTCCCCGCCAAAAGTCGCGGCCATTTGTGACATTTTTTGAACCGTCTGGATTCCTGCCCTGCCCTTTTCATTTTTTGACAACTCTTGCGTGGCCGTTTTTATCTCTTCTGCGGATGCAAATAAAAGAGAAGAACTTGCTTGAAGCAAATCGGCGGCCCTTTGCTGGGCCTCGTCTCTTATTCGACCCAACCTAAACTCAAGAGTTGCATTTCTTTGTTCTTTTTTAAGTTCAATGGCTTTTTGGGTTAATGTTTTTAGTTCTTTCAGTTGGTCATCTTCAAGTTTTCCGTTTTGTTCATACAATCTATGTAACAAACCGAGTCGCTGTTCGATTATCTTTTGTTCGTTTCCTCTCTCAATTGATTTTTCGTCAAATTTTATTCCCTCTGTTATGTTTCGGAGAGAGCTTTGAGTCAGTATTCCGCTTTTTTGTGAAATTGCCACTCTCTCTGTTATTCCAGACCCTATTATTCGCGAAAACATTGAAAGGCCTTCTGAGAGAGATTTTTCCAGTTTGGAGATTCTTGATTCTTCTTTATCGATATCAATTTTCGCTTTTGGTTCCTTTTCATTTGAAGAACCCTCTTCTCTTGCATTTTGCTTCTCTATCCTATCTTTTGCTTCTCCTATTATAGCATTTATAATAGAGACCTTATCGAAAAGAGAGTCTCCCGCCTGGGAAGCTTCTGCAAAGTTGTCTTCAAAATCTGGCAATAATTTTCTTAGCTCTGAGTACGTTTGTTCCACATGTCGAACAAGTTCTCCAGGATTGTCTCTAAAACTCTCAGTGTCAATTAAATCCCTTCCCCCTGCATATTGTTTTATCTCAGAATCCTCTCCCAACAAAGAAAGATAACTAAGAACGCTTTTACCAGCTTTTCCAATTTCTTCGTCTTTAGCCCTGCTAAGAACCCACCCCTTGTCTAATCCTGAAAGGGAAGCCCTTGCGACCTCTTTTGCGTTCTCTATAGAATTTTCTTTTTGAAGTTTTAAGAAAGATTTCTGTGCCTTTTCAATATTTTCGCCTAACCTTAAGATTTCCTCTGCCCCTTCCGGAGCCACTTCCGCCAACTTATCAAGTTCCTCACGAAGTTCCTTAACCCTATTTGCGTCACCCTCTTTAACAGCATCTTGAACTTCTTCTAGTTTTCCTGAGTATTTATCCCACCATTCATTCGTCTCAGACATTCTTTTTTCTGTTTTTTCAACGTTTTTTTCATACTTTTCCGTTTGGTCATTAAGAGCGTATAAGGTTTTTGTCAGTCCGGCTATAGCCCCAGCCGTTACCGCCGCCGCTGTACCAACTCCAGGAATCATGCTCGCCATATATCCAATATTAAGCCCCGACGACAACCCTCCCCCGACAGCCCCCGCTCCACCCCCTTTCTGCTCCATTCCAGAAGCAATAGAGCTTGCCGCGAAATAGGCCCCCATCATGCCCATTCCGCCCTTACCCTCCATGCTCTTTTTTGCCCCTTTCCACATTTTTCCGATTCTGGTTGAGCCAAATCGAACCTCACTAGCCATCTTCTTGATTTCTTTGTCGGCCATTGACATCGACTTACCCATTTTTTGTACCCACCTTGAGGCCATGTCCGAGGTTTTTGTTTGATTGTTAATTGCACGGATTGCCGACTCCACCACCCTTGTTTTATTTCTCTCGGATGCGCTTAATTTTCTCCCGACTTGTATTCCCATTTTCTCAGAAAGGATCGATTTTATCCTTGTTCTTGTTACGTTTTCCGTAACCTTGTTATAATCGTCAAAACTCACAATCATCTTGTGGATTCTGCCCCTCAATTTATTTAGCTCTTCCTTTGGAAGGTTAATGTTGAAATTTTTCAAAGCCTTCCCAACCTCATTATATGCACCCATTGAGGTTGGCGCAAAATTCGGAACAAATCCCCCTCCTAAAACGTCCGCAAGGCCCCTTGGCTCGTCGCTTGTATTTGTTACGGCAAGTCCGTGCGGATTTTGAGCGTTTTTAAGTTTGGAGCTTTTTTGAATTCTTATTGATGGAGCGGGTACGCCAGCGGCCCTTTCTCTGCCGATGGCTTCTCCAAGAGGGCCGATTGATGTATCGCTAACTGGAGATACCCCACTCGCAAAACCCAAGAATCCTTGCTCTGGCCCAAATCCCTGCCCCCCATATTTTTTAGCAAAGATTGTTCCAAGTTTTTTCATTATCATTGGGTCGGCCAGAGCCTCTGGAGGAAGCCCTTTTCTTTTCACAAAGCCCTGAATCCACGCTATTTGCGAACGGATTCTCTTGGAGAAAAATGAATCGGCAGAATTTGCGGCAAAGTTTGGAATAAACCCCAATGCGGCACTTTTTAAGGCCCTTCTTCTTATTGCCGCTCTTAAGGCAATGCTTCTGGATTTGTCTGCCGCAGTTTTTGTTATTAGTGTTGCAATAGAATCTCTATCAGCCGATCTTTTTGCATCAGCCTTTCTTATTCTAATTCCGCTGAAAAACTGTTTCCTTAGATTTCCCCTTATCGGCCCAGTTTCCTCAAAATCGAAAGCCGCCCGTTCATCTGCCCCAAAAACGCCCCTCTTTCCAGATGCCAACTTTAGCGCTGATTCGAAAATTCCCCCTTGTGTAGACGTGCTAAAAACCTTTCCCGATGAATTAGACAAAGCATTAACAAAAGGCCTTTCCGAGTCACCCAAAAGGCTACTAAATATTGTTTTCGTATAATTTTTTAATGCCGGTACAAAATTCCTCTCCAAATCCCCTGTGAAGGTTTTCTCCATCTCCTTTTTTTTCATGCCCTTCGGCATAATTGAAGCAACTGGAATATCTTTTACTCTTATTTTTGCATTCTTATTGTAGCCAGCCATCATAAGCTCTTTTATAATTGCTTCTTTTCCGGTTCTTAGCTGGTTCGCCCCCATTGTTACGGTTTTTTTTGTTTGCTCGTCTGTGCCTACAATTGCGCCTATTCCAAGTTCATGTGCGGTGATTTCTATCAAGGCCCTTTTGTTTATTTTTGTAATATCCCTTTTCTTGTAGTCCAGTACCTTCTCTGGGTCTAATTTCATTTGCCTTATTGCGTTTGGATGGGCCTCTTTCATTCCCAGTTTTTTTTGGAATTCAGGAAGAACTGGATATTTTGCGAAGTTTGGGACAAATCCACTTGCCGCCATAGTTGGCGGAATAACATAAGTTCCTCTTTTTCCATTCTGACCGATTGTGGTAAAAATGGTTTCGGCAGAATTTACGGTTGCAATTGACGATTTTCCGTCACCGTGATGTATTCTTGTATTAAAAGGTTTTCCAGCTTTATATCCAGCATCGCTTGCCGCCATGATTTCGCTAACGGCCTCCCTCGGCGTTGCCCTACTCTTCTGAACCCCTCCCGCAAAATTCGGCACAAATCCTTCCGCCTTGTTTATCTTGGTCATTCCGCCAATGCCGACAGAGAACATTCCCGTCGCCGCAGACCTTGAAATCGCCGCAGACAGGGTTTTAGCCCTTTGTAGCTGAACCTGTTGTTCCTTTATTAGGTTAAGAATAAGTTGTTCTTGTTTAGCCCTGTTTCCCTCTGCCTGAACGATTTGTCTGACGACATTTTCGTTTTGCATTAGTGATTGTCCAATTGCCTCTTCAATCTTCCGCTGATTGACCTTTTTAAAGTTAAGGTTTTGCATTTCCTTTAAGGCAACGGAGATTTGTCCGACCAAGAAGCGAATCAAGGTAAACATTGTTTTTCCGATCATTAATAATCCAGGTCCGGAAATAAAATTACCGATTCCCCCTACTATGGATTTACCGATTATGTTACCCTTTTCCTCGTCAAGCACATCCGCCATTTTCTTTGCAATGGTATTAACGACACCAAGAACGTTTCTTAACCCGCCTTCTACTGCGAGAGAAGAAAGCGCGGCGGCGAATTCCTTAAGGGATGCTCCCGATTGAGCTAAAAGAGCGGCTGTTGTTTTGTTTAGTTCTTCATTTCTTGTTATTGCTTCGTCGGTAGTATTGTTTGCATACTGTAACGCACCAGCGTAGACAGAGGTTTCGTCCTTCAAATCCGCAATTGCGGCTTTTAGGTTGTTGATCTGGAACAGACCTGCAAGTTTTTCATCCGTAGAAGCTCTTTCTGTATCTGAAAGAGTATCATAAATTGCCGCGTAATCCTTCAGAATCGGGATAGCGCCCCTGAACGCCCCCGTCTGGTCGCTCGTCGCAACGCCAATTTCCTCAAGCGTTTCTCTTACGCTTGATCTTTGGATTCTTGTAAAAATGCTCTTAAATCCGTTTCCAATGATATTTCCGCCTCGGGCTGTTTTCTGCTGAACAGCAGTAACAATGGAAATAAGTTCATTAAAGGAAACTCCCGCATCTTGCGCAACCGCACCAGAACGAGAAATGGCCTGAGCAAGGTCTCTTGCGCTAACCGCGTATTTTGTTTCTAGGTTCGCGAGCCTGTTGACGACATCGGAACTGTCAATGCCCTCCTTCTTGAATCCGTTGATAGCCGCAGTAAGGGAAGACACCGCCTCTTCCGCTCCCATGCCCGTCAACCTAGAAAGGATCATTGCGTTATTCAATCTCTCCAGAGTTTCTTCTGCGCTCAAACCCTGACGCGAAAGCTCTAAAGCGGCCTTAGATACAACGTCAAATGACTGAGCCGTGTTTCTTGCCGTATCAAACAAATCGCTTGAAAATTGAGCAAGCTGACTCGACGAGATATTTAAAATAGAGTTGATTTGCGCAAGCTGATCTTCAACCTCAATACCCGCCTCGACGATCTTTCTCATTCCGGCAGATACGCCAGCCAAAACAGAAGCGGATGCGCCGAAGGCCAATGTACGGGCAATGGACGCGTCCAACGCCCCCTCGAAGTTTGTCAAATCTCCGGTGATTCGGCCCAAAGGCGCGTGGAACTGTTTTAGGCCCCCTGCCGCTGGAATGGCAACATCAACACGAATCGGACTCGCCCTTTTCGCCCCGTCTCTTGCGCCCTGTTCGACTTGCTGAGAAATACCCCGACGGTCAACATCTACTCCAATCTGTACCCTTCTAGCCATTTTACAAAAAAACCATTCCTTTAGATAGATTTACACTTATTTTATATTGTCAATGAAATCTCTTTTGCCTAAAGTTTTCTTTCCGCTCTTTCTTAGTAGCTCATGCGGAGAGATTGCCCCCTCTATTTCCGCTCCAGCTTTTTTCATTTCTCCCTTTTTTGCACCAACGATACTGTACCCGACATTTGATTTTCCTCTCTTACCCGAATCTCTGGACCTTCTGGAAAACTCAAGAAGATCATCGTAGCTATCTGTTATTTCATCAGGAACGTTTGGGACATTTTCTAAAATACTCCTTACGGTTCTCGCCAAAACTGTTATTTTTTGCTGATAAAATGTCAAATCTTTTGGATTTTTCTTAAAAAACACCGAAGGGTTGTCTTTTGGGCCAATCGTGAAAAAATTAAAAAAAAGAGGAAACGTACAAAGCTCTTTCATCGCTTTTTCTGAAAAAACAGAGACGGAGTTGTTTATGGCTTCAAGAATCTCCTCGACCTCCGATCTCTCCAAGTATTCCCACTCTTCGTCAGAGAACAATGGCTCGGATAAATCTTTGTCCTTAAACAGCGACGAAAACGCCACGAATTCCCTCTTCTTTTTTTCGGCGTATTTTTCGCAGGTCGCCCCGATTAAACTTTCACGCTTAACTATTTTTTTTATAAGCTCATTTTCGGTTTCTTTTATTGTTTTTTGGATATCGCTCTTCTGAGCCTCTAAAACAAGCTTTTTTTCTGTTTCGCGAAGGTTTTTGAGGAATCTTCTGTTTTTGTGAATAAAGGACTCATCGGCTTTTGTCCACTCCCCCTCTTTTTCCAATTCCGCAAGCTTTTCTTCCTCGGACGGAAGGCCCTTTTGCTTATATTGGTCGAAACATCTCCTGTAAACAGAGCTTCCTCCAAGCTCTATAGATAAGTCTAAGTGCTTTAGGTAAGCTTTTTTTTGCAGAACAACTATTTCTGAATAGCCGTTAATTACCTCAAGGAGTAAGGAAGAAAGTCTCTCATCATGCATTTTCTTCCATCTTCATTAGCTTTTTGATTTTCTCCCTGTCTCCAATACCCATCCAATACCAAAGAGTCAAAGCCCTATAAATTTCAGGCAGAACGGCGACCGCCAATTCGTCTTCGTTTTCCTCCATTTGTTCTAGGTTCATCTTCTTTGTTTCGTAATTTTCCCCCTCGAACATTGGAAGCATTTCGGCGTCTTCTTCGTCTTTTACCTCCCCAAATACGGTGAGGTTCAAAGCCAACCACTCAATTACATCGTTTCTGGCCTTGACGTTTGCGGTATGCTCATAGGCTTGGTTTCTAATATATTCGTAATCCGTCAACTGGGACCGAATCATCGCCATATCCCTATAAAGAATGGACTTTCTCTCTTCTTCGTCTTCCGACAGAGATTCCTTTTTTGCCATTAGCTTCAAGTACATCTCTTCTTTTTCCGCCAATAGAGATTGAAGTTCAATATATTTCTTCTGCTGGTCTTCCGTGAAAGTTCCGCCAATATCAATCTGGCGCTTTGCGATCTGTTCCGCAGTCAACAACCCCATTTTGATGTACTTGCTGAACTGAATCGAGTAAAACATTTCGGCCTCGGAAAGGGTTGACCTTTTGGGCTTCTTTATTTCGATTCGATATTCTTTCTTAACCCCGTCCTTGTTAATCTTTGCTTCTGTTGAATAGATTGGGGCGTTCTTATTAACTACTACTGGTTCCTTTACTTTCTTCGGCCTTGCCATTTTTTTCTCCCGTTATATTTCTGATGCAGTTATTTCCAGCATCTAGTACCTTTTTCCTTAAATAAGACATTTTTTCTTCCGTGAAATAATCGGCCTGTCTTACCAAATCTTTATAATTATGAAGACTCTCATATAGTTTTTCAAAATTTTCTATGTGGTCTTCTTCCAAATCCTCTAAAATAATCAGAAACGCCTTATACAGGGAAATAATGTGTCGTTTTAGCTGAAAAACATCAATTTCTTCCTTTGTTAGAATTTTGTTTCCGCTCATATGTACTTTATTAGCTCCATGTTTCCAACAAGGTCTTCCGACGCGCTCACAGAAATACTTGAGTTCGTAACCTTGAATCCCATATTTGAAATCACATCAAGTTCTCCACCGCAAATTGAGTTCAGGTTGATTGTCACATTCGGCTCTCCGCTTTCGCAGTCATAATCAACCGCAGTTTGAAGGCCCGTTCCGCCCAACCCAACCGTAATTTGTCCACCTCTATACTTAAATCCTATTATTTCCGTACTGCCGATAACATAGCTCGGCTCGACACTCTGGGATACACTATAACTAAGAGAAATTGCATCCGCGTGGTTCGCTATCGTTGATTTCGCTCCGTGGGCAAAATCGCTATCCGGCTCTATTTCCGAATCGTTTGGAGTCACCTCTGGATTACCCCATGTCAAAGGCCCAAAAAATCTTCCCTTTACGTTTGCTTTTATCAAAGAAAGCGGTTCTATTGATAGTGAAAACTCCTCCATATAACCAGTTTCAAAAGTAACCCCGCCTATGGCCCCATTTAACTGAACCAGTCCCGTTTTTGTCATAAAAAAGTCGGCTTCGCCCTCGCGAATATAGAACTCTGCCGAAAACTCCCCTTCCGGCCTTGAGGATTGCGCGAGGCCTACGTCTGTGTAGCCAAGGCCCTCCACCCTCGCGTAGTCCACCTTTTCGCTTAGAGAGGCTTGTGTGGCGTAAATCTGAGTTCCGTTTATTTTAAAAGGGGTATTCTTAAATGATATCATAATTGTTTCCTATAGTGTGTTGCTGGCAATCACTTGTTCTATGCCATCTTCGTAATAACGGTACGTTGCCGAAAAGGTCGCGTTCGACCCCACTTCTCCATTTACAGAAGAGTCTATTAATTCCGCTCCTGATATTGAGAAGGCGCGGATTTTATTTCCGCATTTATTAAAAATAAAAGTTGCGGCAAAATCTTTCTCACACAACGGTAAATCCGAGAGATCGTCTTCAAGAGAATCCAAGTCAAAATCCATTTTTATAACAACCTCAACGGGCTCGTTTTGCCTAAAGAAAGAAACAAACTCCCCGCCGATAAGGTTTCCCTTCGATACCGGATTTGTAATTGTGTACCGAAATGATTGAAGTCGGTTGTTCGAAAACCCATTTTCCCCGCTTACTATAAGGTCGCCAGGTCTGATAACATTAAATTCGTCGCTCCACTCTGTTTCATTGTTAACTTGTTTGTCTGAAAATCCAGCCGCCCCAACGACCTCAAACGAAACAGACGCTTCTGGTAATTCCCCAACTTGACATGAAAGTTCATAGGAAGACATTCTACTTCTTACAGCGGTCCATTCTTGCGTAAAATCGTTTCTATTTGATTTGTATTTGTAGACCCCTGTTATCTCGCCACCTGCAAGCGAAAGAAGGTCTTCTTCCGACGATCCAACATATTTAGAAAAAGAATAAGACTTTGGCATTTCCCCCTCAAGAGCCTGTCCCAAGTATCCGGCCCCCAAAGCTGAAATTGGCGTTCTTGAAAAGCCCATCTGACCATCAAAGCTTTTGACACCAAGAATTCTCTGCCCATTTAGATAAACGTTTTCGTTATCATATGTTACCCGTCCGTACATTAAAAATCCTTTTCCCTATATTTTTATACACAAAAAACGCCCCTTGTTACGGGGGCGCGTTGGTTTGATTTATAGCCGCGACCTTACTGACTGTGTTTTCCGCTAATGAACAGACCCTTGAGAAGGTCGTTAGGCCCACCAATCTGACTGGAGAACGTAAGTTCGACGGACTTTGCATCTCCAATAGTGGAACTCATGTTCTGAGAATCCAGTGTCGCGCCCTTTAGGGTAAATACCAAGTTCAATTCTGACTCAGTGCCATTTCCGCATGGTTCGTACATCTTTACCGTAATATCTCTTTCTTCGCTTCCCGCGCAGATAAGGTCGTTGAGCGAACCCTCATCGATATCCCCCAGATTCGCGGTAACGCTTAGGGTTACGGAGATAGGGACATCTAATTCACGAGAAAACGCGAAGGAGTTTCCAAGTCTGTATTGAGGACTTCTCGAAAGAGGAACCTCAAGGGAGAAACTTTGAATATGAGCGCTCTGCTTCGTTGATGCCGCAGTCATTCCCGGAAGAATAGCTCCACCCATGTCCAAAGAAGCCGTACCGAAATCGAGCACAATGTCACCAGGTCTTAGAACCTTAACATTCAGATTTCCGGTTGAAGCGATTGGAAGCTCGCACATTCCCTCAAGCTGGGCCGCAATAGCAGATGTAACGTCAATAGACGGATTCTGAACCTTATTGTCTCCCGTATTTACCCCGAACGTTATGTTGGAGGCTTCAACCGAAACATCGGCGGTAGGGATTTCCCCAACAGAAGCATTTACCGAGTAGTTCGTGATATAGGCGTTTCCGATTCCAATGATACCCTTCGATCCGGAAGTTGCAGAGTTAAGGTCCACACCGTTTGCGTCAAGACCCTCATCCACGGTAAGCACATAAAAGTTTCTCTTGGCTTCGACCGTATTTGCAAGAATACCCGAAAGACAGCTTACGTGCGTATTTCCTGCTGATTTATACGTTGTCAGGCCAATCCCCGACTCATTGTATCCATCCGCCAGATAATAGGTGAAATCAAGGGAAACGGTAGGCTCTTCAATGATTTCTCTGGAAATTGAAGCGAGTCTTCCAAAAACGTTAACATCTTGTCTCGTAATTTCGGCGTTATTGGATATTTCCGTTACTCTCTGTAGGTTGGCAACTTTGCCCGACTCAATCGTCCCGACCGTATCGGAATCGCCCGTAACGGCAATAGACGAAAAAAGGGCTTCGCTCTGATAAATAATTCTGTTTCTTGACATATTTTTTCTTCTTTCTTTTTAGCTAAAAAGTGATTCTAGTATCAAAAGATATTACATTAAAAATCCCAAAATGAGAAATATTATGAACTACCCAGCCGCTAAAGATGTCGGGGTTTTACGTTCCCCTTATAAATCCCTTATTGTAGATAGGTTAAAATCCAAATAGCCAATATAAATTCCCTTTGATACCTTTCCAAGCATTTCTTGTCCTTTTTCTGTTAATTTATAAGCTCTCACAGTCTTTATAAATGTATCGTCGATCTTATTTTCTCCCAAATATCCAGTATACGTATACGGATAGTCTCTTAGATGCCAGTATTCCCCGTATGGATAGTTTTCCGCGCTGATTATTCCTACGCATCTTTCCGATTTGTCCCTGAATAAAGAGAGAATACCGTCTAATTGATAATTTGATGTTGCCAAAATAGTCGCTCTTATCATTGTGGATGTATCTCTTGTTCCGCCTAAAGCAAATCCTTTATTTTCGGAAATATTGTTTGACAAAAACACGCATGGCAGATAGTATTTTGCAGAAGCAAGCTGATCGCTTGACTCGGAATATGTTTCCCCCGAATCAATGTAAAATTCCTGTTTTAGAAGAATTTCCTCTTCTGTTTCATTTGTTGTATAAAGATTTACCTCTTTTTGAACAAATGCCCCGCTTACACTAATATCCGTACCAAGGCTTTTGTCAAGTAAAATTCTTCCTTTATTGTTATCTATTAGTATTTTAGTTCCCGTAGTACTCTGCTGAAATTCGCTTCCATCTATCAAAACTCCGCTTGGAGCGAGCGGACTATCTACGCAAAATTGATTTGCCGACGAGTAAAAGGCATTCATATCAGAGGGAGTGTCTATGCCGTCTCCATAATAAAAACGCTGTGTAGTTCCCGTTATTACGGCCTCTCCTTCCGAACAGAGAATACTATCAAACCATAAATAAAAGCTTGACATTAGATTATGTTCAAATTGTACTTTCATCTTTTAAAGATACACTACATTTTTTTTGAAATTCTCTCCATGAGCTTTTCCGATACTTCTTCTATCATTTGAGAAAGGTATTGATTTGGCCCCATTGCTTGTTGCGAAACTGATTTTTCTACCTGAATTGCCGTTCCAGAACGAGACCCACTAAAGCCCTTTTTTGAATAAAGATAGTTCCCAAGCCCAGAAATTCCCTCCTCTATCGCGTCAATGAAGTTCTTGTTTACCCAAGGAAGCGTCCCTAATCCCTCATAATCTTTTTTCTCAGGAATCCTTATTCTTACCGACACCGAGAAATTCCTATTGTTTTTTGAAATAAGACTTATTTTTATTGATTCTGACAAAAGGGTTGCCAACGCTTCTACATCGCTAGAGCTTTCAAGGCCCAAGAATGAATAAAGATTCCCCTTTCCTAGAGTTCCCGATCTATTAGTTGCCTTTGGCCCAGCAAGAAGTTCCTTTGTAATAGCGCTTTTCATATATTTTCGCACTAGTTCTGCGTTCGCCCATTCAACCTCTTTTTGCGCCACCTTTTTTACCCTGTCCTTAATCTTGGCCAGAACAACTGGGGCAAATTTTTGGTTGATATACGCCTGACTTACCCTTGCCCAAGCCATTAGTCTATCTGCCTTAGCTCTATCGTCCAATAATTAGGGAAGAACGGCCCAGGTCGCGCTGGGGCTCCAATAAGCTCGCACAGTCGGTCGTCTATCTTTATTTTCTTTGCTTTTCTTATTATTGAATATGTATCAGAATCAACCTTCATGCGAATGGTTCCCCACGGATAATTCACATTTGATCCTCCGGCCAATGTCTGCCTGTCTTGTAGACCCATATATTTTATTCTCGCCCTTTTTGTATATGAAACAAGGTTCGGTTTTCCACCAATTTTTTCCCCTCCCCCGTCTCCGTATAACGGGTTATGAGAACCATCGGTATCTATAAGGGCCGATTCCCCATCTACATATATTTGTATTGTTCTAGAGAATGTATCATGGATACTGTCGAAAGCACCTTGGATAATGCTTTTATCCGCCTCTGGAATCAGGCTTGCCATTATCTCACCCCATAATTAACAAGGTATCCTGTGCTTGGAATAAAGCCCCCCAGACTGACCTTAAACCCAGTGCTGGAAATAGAATTCCCCACAACCGCGAAACTTACATTTGGGTCTGTGTCCGACGGCTTAACCATTGAAATGCTTATGCTCCGAGGCGAAGAAGACAGAGAAAGCGGAATCTCAACAGAGCTTGATCCGGCTTCGATCTCAACCGACCCAGCTTGCAGATAAGAAGCCCCGCCCAACACGGCTTGAGACTGCCCCGTTGAAACATAGTCTTCCAGATAAACAAGGTCCACGCTTCTCGGATACGCGCCATACAAATTATAGGCCCAAACAAGGTCTTTTGCTTCTTGCTTGTATTCCTTGCTCATTGAGACGTAAGACTTTGAGACCTCGTTTTTGTTTTGCAATCGAATTGTCGAATCCCCCTCTGACAAAGAAATCCACTGCAAGACATCGGAATCCATATTTTTTAATACGGCTCCCGCTTTTGATCTAAAATAATCCGACAAATAAATAGCCTTATAGATGGACCTTTCCTCCAAGCACAAACCTGGATCTACACCGCTATAAGAAGAATAAATAAGATTATTCAACTTCCCGATGTTGTTTTCAAACCATCCAGATGCATTTGATATTGCGACAGACCGATCCGTGCCAGTTAGGTACGGAAATTCATCTTCAATAACCTCTGTCGCGATAAGGCCAAGTTCCGACATTTTAGATTCCTTCCGTCATTAGGTTAAAGACTTCTTTTTCTCGTCTCTTTTTGTCTTTTCCCTTGAGCTTCATTTGCCCTCCTACCGAAGAAGCCAGTCCGTGTCCCCCGTGCTTAAATCTAATAAATTCTCTTCTCAGTTTCTCCTTAAGAACGGCTCTTGTCCCGCCTCCCGAAACCCCGCTTGATACTGCCATTTTTTGCAGGTCAATCAGCGTCATATCAGCCATCTTTTCGTTAAGCTCTTCCTCAGATTCCACGCCAAATACGTTCTTGGCCTTCACTCCAGAAAGTTCTTCAATCCCGCGAATCTTTCTAACGTCGTCCTCTACTTTTCCGTTTATCTGAAACATAATTCCCTTATACCTTTCCATTGATTTTACACACCGCCCCTTGAAAAGAGAAAAGCCGCCCGATTTTTCGGGCGGCTTCTGAGCTTTATTCGCGTTGAATTAGCTCGCGGCGGTAGCGATTCTGATACCGAAGATTGTGCGGCTGTCAAGGACAACGCGACCTTCTTCAAGAGCCATGTAGTAACCAATCTTACGCTGACGGGAAACGAACTGGTCGTCCACTTCAAGCTGGATTGAGTTATTCGACTCAGGATCGGCGGCAACGGCCCTGATTAGGCCACCAGCGGACATATCAACGCCCAAGATAAGGTCGTCGGCTGCTCCACTGAATGTACCGTTATACAGACTGTCAAAGACCTTCGTGTATCTCTGGCCCTTGCCAAGCTCGTTGATTTCATGAATAGCCAAGCCGTAGAAGCTCGGGAAACCACCCGCGCTGAAAAGCTGGGAGCGCATCGCGTCTGGGGCTGTGAGACCGCTATCTGCACCACTTGCGACGGAACCATCGCTATCAACAGTGTTGATAGGATTGTAAGCCATAGCGCGAAGATCGGCCATACGTTCAGGCGACATCCACAGGTCCGTCACTCCACCAACTCTGCCAGCAGGAGTACCCTTCGTCCAAGAAGCGTTCACCCTCTTAGCCCTAACAACAAGGTTGTTGAAATCGGCTGGGAGAAGTCTCGTAGACGTTCCGGCGACAAGCTGGTTCGCGGCGTTATCCGCAAGCGTTCCTAGAATGACGTTGGCGGAAGTTCTTTCCTGCTTCAACATGACTTCCTGAGCCATTCTTGAAAATACTTTCGCCACAACATCAAGACGGGACTTCCTAGCATAGCGCTTATCGAAGTTCCATGCGGAATCAAGCGTGTAAGTAGCGATCTTCATTTCGGAAGCCGTTGGGATAACCGTATTTGAAGGAAGGCCACCTGGAACGCTTTGGCTCCAGACCTTGATGTAATCCTCATCCGTAATGTCGTAGAACAGGTCTACTGGGATGCTAGGATTGTCGTCAAAATCATACGTCGTATCTGAGAAAATATTGCTCAGAGTGGGCGCTGTGTTAATGACCTCTGAAATAACGGGGCCTACAAATTCGGCCATAGCTTGCTGTGCTTCGTAAGCCTCTGCCTTGTCAGCAGATGCCATCGCTTTAACAAGCTCCAACTGTTCCTTCGATCTTTCGAATTTAATGTTCATGTTTCTTTATCTTTCTTCTTTAGAAGTCAATGCTGACAATCGCATACGTTCCCGTTGCGCCAGCCGCGCCAGCGAAGTAATCCGCCGTTGCTCCGGCAATACGCTCACCCGTAGCAAGGACCATTCCGTACACGGAGTCGCCGCTTTCTGCTTCGCCGAACTTTCCGCCAGACCTTACGGACAGAGCCGTTGATGGTGCCGGAATGCTTGATTCAAACGCCGCGCTCGATAGGGTCACGGTTCCCCTCTTGAGAACAGGTACAGCCTGTCCAGAAAGAACAGCCTGATTCTCAAGAGCCTTCTGACGATAGTACAGAAGCTTTTCGCCGTTTTCGTCGTACATAGCTGTTTCAAACAGCGTGATTCCAAGAGCGGCCTCTCCCGATCCGGCAACGCCGACCTTGAGGGGAACTTCTGGATATCCGTTGCGCCCGACATTAGGATAATCCGTTTTGCCGAGGTAAGAAGATGCAACGTACTGGGCCGCATCATTTGTAATGGCTCCGTTAGAAACCTTTACGATAACACCCGCGTCGCCATCTCCGGTATCGCTGAGATAGGTGTTAGCCGTGTCCAGCGCGAAAATGTTGACAACATCGTGTTCACTATAATCTCTGAATGGAAGTAGTCTTTTCATATTATATTGATACCTTTACTGTTTCTTTTGTGAAAGCCTTCGAGAACTTTTCTCTTATGCTAACATTCTCTTCCGAGGCTTTCGATGAATTGTTGGGGATGCCCGCCCCTTCCTTTTTCGAAGCTTTCGACTCAAGGGGGTCTTCGATCCCGCGCTTTTTCAGTTCTTCCGAAAGAGCTTCCTTGATTTTCTTCTCTTCTTCTGCTTTTGCCTCTTCAATCTTTTCTTTTAGCTTCGAACTCATCAAAACTTCTAGGCTCTTGCTGAACTTCTCGAAGTCTTCATCTGACTCAACAGCGGAAACCTGACTAGCAAGAATCTCTCTGTCTTCGTCTGAAAGCTCGAACTTCTCGTCAAGAGCGGTCATTCTTTCGTTGAATTTTTCCTTTAGCTCTGCGGCTTTTGCTTCTTGCTCGATTTTTTCTAGTTTTTTGTTTGCCTCGGCTAGAGCGGTAGAGGTTTCTTCGATCTTTTTCTCAAGAGCTTCAACCTTCTCCTCTTTTTCCTTCGCTATCGCGATAGCTTTTTCCGCGTCTTCTTTTGCCTGATTTCTCTCAGCGACGTAGGACTTATTGCTTTCAACGATTGCATCGGCAATCTTAGATGTTGCTCCGGCCAGCGACTCTGAAAGTTCTCCAGAATCTTTGTTAGAAGCGACAACTTCCTTAATGAGTTCCATAATTTGTTCTTTATTCATAATTTTGTCGTCCGTTCTTAATGAAGATACATCATCTTTATTAAAATGTGAAATTGATTTATCTTCTTTTGCTGGTGATGAATCATCTTCATCCCTTATATACACAGGCCCAACCTTTGCGGCTGGATACTTTGTAAGCCCAGCCCCTAAAAATACGACGGTCCCCTCTGAGTCAATAAGGCGAAACACCTTCTTCCCATTTGGCAAAACTCCTTTTCCACCAAAGCACTTCATATACTTTGATACCTTTGCAATCTCCTCTTCGCTCCTAAGAATTTCGCAATTCTTCAAAAGGTTGTCGTCCCCAACCGCCGCAAAAAAGGAATCAAATCCAACCTCCCAGCTTGCCGCGATTTCAAAATCAGTCTCAACACCTTTTTGTATTTCCAGAAGGGCCTCTCCGATAGATTTTGCAACAACCTTATAAAGAACGCCTCCCAGTGTGATGTTAAATATTTCCTTTGTATCTTTTATATCATCGTAATATAACCACTTTTTCCAAGTCATATCTGTAAACGATCCGTCCATGATGTGACCGATAATGGATTTTCGATCATGCTCAACGTTAATTGGCTTGCCGGATACGGTTCTCATTATCCGCCAAGCGCCCTCGGAATCCACTCCATCTCCGTTTGCATTAAACATATTTGCAACGGCGACATCGAAGGCAATCCCGATAAGGTCTGCATTGCTATGGTAATCAACATACGGAACAAAAGAGCTTAGTTTTTTTTCTGTTGCCTCTGAAACGTGAATCGCGTTTGGATCGACGATATCTTTGGCCTTCATTACATGCTTAAAGACTGTGCTGTATTTTGTTTTCATAAAACCCCTTATACACTTATTTTATATTTTTTTGCTATGATAGATAATTGCACCTTCAAGTTCATCCGTTTTATACTTTTCGCAAATCTCTAGTATTTCCGGCTTAATTATTAGTTTATCTATTGATGAAGACGGATTGGAAATACACGCCTCAATTGTCTTTTTCCAATTTCCCTTTTCGTTGGATAATACCACTGCTTCGCATAACGACATTACGGCTTCGCTTTGAGGGCCAGAAAGTTTCTTCTTATTGTATTCCTTTTTTGCGCATCCAACGGCAAAACCTTCCAGAGAAGAAATTTCCTTCATGATTTCTGCAACATTTTTAACGCTTATAAGCTCTTCTTTTGCAATAGAATCTTTTTTAGGACGGCCAACTGCCTTTGGTGGAATTTTTACAGGTGCTCCCTCTTTTGGGGCAGACTCTTCTTCGCTATACAATGGCGTTCCTCCGACAAGAGGGACGTATTGACCCTCCTCTCTCTGCTTCTTATATTCTAGTTGCCCCTCCCCTATCTCACTTGGGTCTGGAAGCTCTCCGTTGTTTAAGCTGTCAACGCCTTGTTTCGGCGGGAGAATACCAAGTTCCATAAGCCTTATTGCGGCCTTTTTGATTTCGCCCTCATTCAGCATTGTTGTAGACCTGAATCTTACAGTTGGGCTTTTTGTGAATCCTATTTCCTTACAGACCCTTTTTATTTCAGGTTGCAGAAACTTCTCTAGAAAAATTCGCCTACCTTCTTTGAGTTTTTCCAAAAACACCTTTATTTTTATTTCGATGTTTGAATACTTCGCATCTTCAAAGAAAATATTTTGAAGGCCCTCTTTTATGTCTTGGTTAACTGTTTTATACTTTTCCGATCCAAGAATCTTGTCAATCTCCGGTATGATGAACTGGGCCTTCGTCGTATAATCTGCAACCAAAACCCTTCCGACTGACTCGTTTTCAAAAAGCCGCTTCATTGCCGCCATGTTCTTTGGATTTATGCCCCCCTCTTCTTTCTTCGCCCCCATCGTTATCAATAGGATCGAGTTTTCTAGGCTCCTAGAAACAGATTGGTCTATTTTTTTTAATTCGAGCTTCCAGTTTATATCTCTTAGAACAGGAAATGCGAATGGAACGGCAAACGGTTCATAGTCCTGTTTTTTATAAAACGCGAATATAAGCCTTTTCCTGTCTAGGTCCATATAGATTTTATCATTTGCTATACGGCCTATCTTTTTTGGGTTTTCCTCTTGGATTTTCTTTAAGAGACGCCTTTCCTCGTCTGTCGTCGGATTATTTATTCTTTCGGCCTCAAATCCGCTCAATACTTTTTTAAATACATTCTGTCCAAAAATTCCGCCACAGTTTTCTATATCCAATGGATTTAGTAAAACATATCGAATAGGGATATTGTTTTTTGGGAATCCAGAATCTTGCTCAACAAGGTTTTCGTTGCTGGCATATATTTTTTTCATTGATTCTATTTCTGTTGGACTGTATTCTGCAAAAACCCTATACAAGAACACGTTGCCCGACCTGTAGTATTCCCTAAAAAACTGATCTTTTACGTCGTTAATCTGGGCTGAGTTCATCCATTTTTTTATAAAATTCTTAGAGGCCTTCGTCCCTCCATACAAAACAATATCTGCATCCGATAGCTCTGCAAGTAAATCCAGCGTATTTCTTAGAATTGATACGTGAAAATAAGCCTTCTGACAAAGCACAATCGCTTCCTTTATATCAGCATTTCCATTCTTTCCGTATGAAAACGGTACTGATAATTCATTAATATTGCTGTATGCGTCCGAAATCGGTGTTCTTGGCCCAGAGTTCTTTCTTCTTGTGGACGACCCCTTTGGCCCGTTATTTCTCGAATAAGAGGCCTTTGCCGCATAAATGGGGTCTCCTATCAGGGACGGCTCTGTGTCCATTGACAGCTCAATCCCGCCGCCCTTATCAGGCCTTTTCCCCAACGAAGACCAGTATTCAGAATTTTTCTTTGTATATTTTCTTTTCATCTCTATTTTAATACACCTCAAAGTTAAAAGTGACTTTCAAAAGTCAAAAATACTAACCTATAAAAATAGGCTCAAAATCAGTCATTTCTTGCACTTCCTCAGCCTTTATCATGTCAAAATAGACTTTTGCCCCCCAGTTTCCTATCACAAGAGCCGTATAGCTATCCCTTCTGGTTCTATTTTTGCCTTTATTTCTCTTTAAGTTATCGGGCAAGTCAAAAACCTGAGTTCCCTGCGGACTTGTTTTTACCTGTATGAGAGCGCATTCTGTTTTTGTTAAGCTAATGCACTCGCTTTGTCTTTCTACAAAATCTATCATTTTTGAAGAACCCTTTTCTTCATAGCTGTCTTCCTCGATAAATTTAATGTCATTTATTGGAATTGATTGCTTTGTTTGTTTTGTATATGTGTCGTCCATACACCTCGCTCCAAACCATATTTTTCTATGGTCAAAATGAGCCTGTAAGAGTTCGTTCGCCTTTCTTATCCAATCAGAGGAAAACTTTCTTAAAACAACCCGATATCCACTTTTTTCATTATATTCCGCCTTCCCTTTTCTTAGGCTTTCCAGATAGTGTTCATCTGGATCGAAAGCCTCTTCCATAATCGTTAGCTTTATCTTTTCATCAGTAAATAAAGCTGATTCGTTGCATGTATTAATGAACTGAAGCCCTCCTGCATAGTCTGCCCAAATCATGACGATATTAAAATTCTGCAATAAATACAAAAGGTATCTCGCATGATCCTTAACTTTCCCTCCGGCAATAGCATAACTATGAACAACCGTTGCGATTTCCTTTTCCTCGTTTAGCTTTAGAAGTTGCATCGCAAAATGATCTGACTCTTCATTTTCCGCCCAACTTGGGTCTATAGCTAAAAGGTATTTTGCGTTAGGATCGCCTTTAACCTCTACGCTGGGCTCCATGCCGTCATCAACCGTGCAAAGATTCATTTTTGAAATTCTAAAAAATCCGCTACTGTCATCAGTGAACTCGGCCTTGAATTCTCTGGCAAAGCCAGCTTCCGAAAATGTTGCCTTAGACTGTGCGAGCAAATCTTGATCATACACATCTTCTGGAATCGCCTCGTAGCTCATATGAACAATTGCGCGTCTTGAGTTCTTTCTTGCGATATCCTTGAGAGATTCGTCGTTTTTGTTTATGGCCTCCCCCATAATCAAGGCTTCATATACCTGATATAATTCGTATAGATAGTCAAACTTATAGCTTGCCGAGGAAAGACCTATCAGCTTGTTGCTAGGCCAGACATAGCGATCTTCTTCCTTCATTAATCCCCTCTCCACTAGCTTGTCTTCAGCCAGTCGCAGAGCCCTTCTTTTGTCTGGATTCTGAACAGCACCCAAAAATGGCAAGATAACTTCGTTTACGACCTTTTTCGGCATTAGTAATAGCTCATCAATAACAATTAGATTAAAACGAAAACCTCTAAGTTTTTGTCCATCCCCAAGCGGGAGAGCATATATCACCGAATCCCCTATCCTTATTGAATATTCATCGTTTTTATGCTCTACCTTAGATATGCATGATTTAAATAATTCCGCCCCCTTCTTGTCAGCAATTTCTTCTAAATATTTAAAAATTTGTTTTGAGTTGTGGTTTATGAAACCGTTTGCTACATAGCAGTGTTCGTTCTCAACTTCTATATCATATGTTTCAATGTCTTCTACTTTGCGGATATCCTTAACCTTGTCAAAGATAACCCCCTCATCTAAAAGGCTTAGAATTTTTTCTTTATCGCCCTTTTCTATTAGAAGATTCTTGGAGAGGACACTCCTTATTTCTTTTGCGGTAATCCCAGACTTTCTCGAAAAAACCTTCGCCCCCCATCGTGTTCCATATTTTCTTTCTACGAACTTTCTTGGAGAGGGAAAGTATCTCTTCGAGGTCATTCTTTTATATTTTTCAAAACTTTCTGAAATTACTACAAAATCACCCTTGCTTATTTCACGAAGTTCTTTATAAACTAATTCATAGTTTTCTTCATCTAAAACCAAACACCTGTGTTCTTTTTTGCCTGTTATAGAATACCCATTTTTCGAGATCAACTCTAAGCCATCTGATTTTTCATTTTTCCATTTTGACTTAACGCTGTTTTTGCCGTTTTTTGAAACAACTATATCTCCGACCTCAATATCTCTAAGCGGCTTAAGCCCCTTGTCTGTCAGAACCATTGCGTCCCCAGTTAGGCACTGCCTAAAAACAGATGATATTATTCCGATCTTAACACCTGGATTCATCAAGGCATAAAGCCCAACAAAAACTGCCGCGATCCAGCTTTTTCCCCCCGCACGAGCGATGATATTTAAAACATAATCCGCCTCGAAGTTTGTTCTAAGCATTATATGTTGATGCGGAAATAAATTCACGCCCATTAACAAACTCGCCGCAACAGAGAGGTTTTCCCTGAAGTATTTATAAAGCTCTATCTTTGCGACATCTTCTTCGAGAAAACCCTCTAAGGCAAATTGCCTCTCCCATTCTTTTTCCGGAAGCTCCCTTCTCCTGATTTCCTGTTTCCCCTCTATCCAAGCCATTTCATTTTCTCCATAAAAAACTGCAAATCAGTCCTTTTAAGCGAATCTCCGTTTTTCAATAAATATGGGACCAAAAGCGATGAATTTTCCCTTGATCCAGAAAAAATAAACTGGCAGACATCCGAGTAAGCCCCTATAATATTCCTCATGTTTTCCCATGTGTAGGCCAAGTTTGTTTTCTTTTTTCCCAGCTTATTGTTGTTTTTATATATTTGCCTAAAATCACTTTCGATCAATATAAACATGTAGGACCCAAGCTCTCTACATCTCTCAAGTTCCCTACAGAATCTTTCGTAGCCAGCAGACATTGTTCCCTTGAAATCATTTTCAGACTTTCTTTCTACATAAGTATATGAGTAATCTTTGCCAACAGCCGTATAGTCACCAAAATCCAACTTCATTTCAACTGTTTTTATGTCGCCAAATTTCAGGGGGTCCTGCTCTCTTGAATCGATAAAAATGCTCATTTCCTTTGGAACACTTAAAAAATCCGGACGCTCATTAGTCGTTTTGTCAAAAATTAGTGTTAGGCCATATGTTTCGCAAATCTCTACAATTAGTTGTTTGCCAAAATGTTCGAATTTTGGAAGCCTTGGGTGGGTCAATAGAAATAAATGATTTGGGGCATACTTTATATCTCGATTACCTTTCATATATCTCTCAAAAGCCCGTCTGCAATATTCTTCTGCCTCCTGTCTCTCCGAAACGCCTTCTATCCACTTGTACATATTCTTTTTGTTGCGGAAATCTGTTATAACATAATTATCATAGTTTTTGAAAGGGAGAAGCTCTCCCGTCAATAGATCATAGCGCGGCAGATTTTTTACATAGTATTCTCCCAGACTCATCGAATGAGCCTTTATATGGGCATGAAGCGACCTTCTTGTTTCAAAGTCTAATCCGCACTCTAAACAAACCATACTAGAGGACCTCTTCTTTCGATATTCCAAGTATTCTAGCCTTAAAATCCTCAATAGATTCGAGGCGATCTGCCTCATTTTTAATTTCTTCCCTCTTTGCCTTTGCGATTAGGAGCATCCTTTTTCTCTCTTCCTCTTCCTGAAAAGCTTCGACTAATGCTAGAAAGTTTGCCGTATTTTGACCCTTTCTTTTTAATCTCTCTCCCCTGTCTCCGTTTAGTTTTTTCAGAACGCTTTCTATTCTTTTCTGAACCTTGTCGTATTCCTCGGACTTTGTTTTAATTGTATCTGCCAATCTAATACTAAGGTCCTGATTTTCTTGGTCCGAAGCATTTTCGAACAAGATATTCAGCTTTTCAGTATGTTGCATCAGTCTTTTGTTCATCACGATATCTTGACAAACACTGATGTATAAAGCAATATCGTCTGCCGTCAAATCTGGCTTATCCCAAGTAAACCTAGTAAACTCGGACTCAAACAGCTTTCTGTCATCTGTATCCGTATAGCTACTAATTATCTGAATAACTCTTGGCGAGTTTATAAATCGGATATACTCCTGAACTGATTGCCTATTTTGCGCGGAAAGTTTTTTGAAATTCAACTCGCTTGCAGTTACTTTGTTTATTATCCCTACCGCCTCTGATATCGTTGCCGGAGCCCGATATTCTACTCCAATTGCACTTTCAGAGCTTTTTATCTTGTCCGGTTCATTTTCTCTGATAAACTCTATTACGGCTGTGCATTCTTTATTTAACGGCGATACGATTTTCTCTTGAGGAAATAGAACTTTTGCGATATGAAAGGCCGACATTTCTCCGCAGTTTTGTGAAATAAACTTTTTTTGTTCTCCACTTAGGATAATTTCTTTTACTTTTTCCCTTTTTGTGGTTCGATACTTCAATCCCTGCTCTACAAGAAACTTCCTTACGGCTCTCCCCTCCATCGATCTTCCGTCAAGAGCGTCATTGCCAAAAACCTCTCTCGTTATTAAAATCAAATCAGGGGTTTTGTCATACAGTTGATGTATTTTGGCCTTTTGGTCCACTGTCAATTCAAGTTCATTCGCCATAGAAGATATCCTCCTGTTCAAGAATTTCTTTTGCTGTTTTTTGGAAAAGATTCTTCAAGTTTTTTATCTGCCTGTATCCAGCAGTTCTATTTTTTTCAGAAGTCTTATATCCAAGTCTTTTTGCGACCGTTTCCTCTGGAATGTTTTCTATGAACAGCAACCGATATGCTATAAACTGCTTCTCGGATAGTCTTTTTTTCATATTTTCGTGAAGTTTGTCGGCGGCTACTTCTATGTCTATATGTTCGGAATATTCTGCCTTTATTTCAAAATCGTGTATATCAAATGATCTCGGCATTCGGATATTAAACTCATTTTTCTTGCTTTTTGACCATTTCTTATACAAAGGACATTCGACAGATTGTATTCCGCTTTTTGTATAAGAGCATGTGCTTGGCTCTATAGAACTCTCATTGAATGGACACCCTATACATGGCTTCGCAAAGACTCCATAGTTATTTCTTATGAGATTTTTTATTTGATTGCTTATTACTCTATTTAACCAAGGCTCCAAGCTTTTCGTCTGATCCCATAGATGCCATTTTTTAAATATGTGGGTCCTGAGTATTTGTGAAACGTCTTCAAAATCAAGAAATGTTACGGAACTCAAAAACCATTTTGATTTCCTTTTTCTTATTTCTCTGTCTACGATGTCCTGTTTATCTTCAAATGAGAACTTCACGATACCTCTTTTGAGTTTCCCCTGCTTGCTTTGCACTCGTCCCTAATGGCGGAGAGTATCGCCTTTTTTCCCCTTGGCAACTTTGCAGGTGGCCTTGAAACCATAGCCTCTGATGTTGGCCCCGTCTTTTTTGCCGCCTCTATTACGTCCCCTACGGTAACGACTGTGCTTTTGGGTATATCTACCGATATTTTTATCTTATCCTTTAGACTCGAATAGTCAATACTTGTTTCTACGTACTCTTCTTCTTCGATATCCGCCCTTGATCGGCCAACACTCTTTAGGTTCTGTCCGCATTTTGGGCAAAAATTGACACCAGTTCCACTAATCTTGTATCCACAGCTTGAGCAATAATTATTTGTTTTCATACTGTTCATTATAGTATTCTAATAGTAAAATTTCTAGAAAAAAATATTACTTAAAGGTATAATTACACAAAGAAGGTATTTTTTTTGAAGAAAAACCCTAAATACGAAATAATGTCTCGCCTGTCGCAACGACCGTTACGAGAAGCAGTTAAGTGGCTAGATACAGAAATAGGTAAAACAGGAAAAACTCCCGCCCAACTAATGAAGGAGGGGCATTACTCTGACGTACTAAAGAGAATCCCCAAAAAATCAGTCTGACAATTTCTTCAGTTCTTCTATTTCTTTATCAATATCTATTGAACTTGCCTGAATTTGGTCTATATCAACTCCGATAAAGGACGACACTTTCTCAATTGAGCCTTTTACCGCCTGAATTCCGGAGATAACCTTATATATTATCTCTCTTAGTTGATCGCTTATATGTGATCCGGCAGAATCGTCTATATTTATAATACTGTTGAGGCTTGCCTCTAAGACCATCGCGACCTTATATATTTGTTTTACTATTTTGGATAGTTTTAGTAGATTCATTTTACCTTTCTAAAAGTCATTGTTTTAATGACCTTTTCTTTTGTTTTTTCCGTTGCCTTTACCCATATACTCCACAGTACGGCCACAATCGTCACAACAGAACCGGCAATTGCCGCCGTGTCTCCATTTGCGATATTGCTCATAAAGGTTGAAATCGCGGCTTCTATGCCCTCTGTGCTATTTGCGACAACTGCCGTCGCCACCACTGTTATTGCGTGTCTTACAACGCCCCATATCATTTCCTTATTCATTTTGCTCTATCCTTCATTGTTGAAGTACACCTATTTTTCTATTATGCCTTCTATCGGTTCTGGCCTATTTTTGAATCTAGTTCCCCAAGGTATCCAGCTAAAAACACAAAGCCCCATCCACCAAAGAGTTCCAATCCCAACAAACCCCTGACAATACCAGCCATCTCTGTACATTCTGTTTGCCTTTCTCAACGTCCATCTCTCGCCAAAAGCATCCTCAAGAGATAATCTGTTTAGAAAAAAAACAAAATCATGCGCTACTGCCCAAGGGTCTTTAATCATACCGTTTTCATACGCCATATCTGGCACAAGCGATGATCCGTCCGAAAGAATTTCCTCAAATGAGACTATCTCTCCGCCTGAAAGCTCAAACTTTGTTAGATATGCCTCCGCTACTATTTTCCAAATATACTCTGGTGGAGAAATTTCTGGCAGTAGAGTTCTTAATACAAAGGCCTTGTGGTTTTTCCCCCATTCCTCCGGACACGCCGTTGGTGTTTCAATCGGCGGATATTTTGGCTCAATGTCTATATAAGACAGAATCCTTTCCTTACATGGACGTATTAGCACCATCTTCAGCCACCAAGCACGTCTCTCTTACGTTTTTATTATAATTTTTGTAATTTCCCATGTGCCCAACTATCAAATGACAATTAGGTTTTCTGCAAAGAGAAATCATATTTTCTTCTTTATCTGCCAATGATGGATCAACAGATACCGGAATAACATGATGCACATCTACCTTTTTCGACCTTCCGCAGTATTCACAGTTTGGATGAGCGGCCTTATACGCCTTCATTGCCTTTCTGTACTTGTAGGAGTCTCTAATTCCAAGGGTTGCCACGGAACGCCTTTTCGCAAAAAGACCCCGCCAGTTTCTTATTAAAAATCTAACGAATTCCATTTTTCTCTTTCCATTCTGAAATAAACCTTATATAGATATGTTGTTTTAGAGAATTTTCAATAAGCTCCTCCGAAACAATCCATTCGTTGCTTCCCTTATATCTTACAACTGGGCTTGACGAATATATCTTGAAATCAGGAGTTTTGGGGAATGGAGTTAAGGCATCTTTATTCGAGACACATCCCGAAAAAAGGCTAATCAAGAAAAATGCCGTTAATATCCTTAATCTTCTTTTTTTTGAGGGCTTTTTCTGCATTTTTGTACATCTTTCTTTGTTTTCTTTCGTATCTGTATTTAGAGAATTTTTCCGCTAACTCTGAGAAATATTCTATTATTTTTACAATTGCCGTTAACGCAACCGAAACCTCTCCCAGCCCCTTTGCTTTAATTTTTTTCATTATTTTTTTTCCTTCTCATGGCCCCTCCCAATAAAGTAGCAATGACGAGAGCATTTAATCCTAGCGAAATTTCTCCGCTTGAGGTATTTTTTGCAAGCTTGATTGTCTTGTTTAATACGGAGGCCGTTGCGCCTATTTCTGGAATTTGCGACCAAGGAAAACTCCAAATAGTTCCATCGCCAGTTACCTCTTTTATTGCCTCAAACCCACTCTGAAGCAGAATAGCATCGGAGGCATCTGTTGATTCACCTGTACCTAAAATTCGTCTTTGTATAAAATATTGCGTCACAACACTCTCTGTAACTGCTGTATTTGTTTCTGCGCCTTCTCCGAAATGCTGTCGAAGTGCCCATCGAAATGTTGCCGCTGTTTCCGCAATAGCCGCGATCCTTTCTGCCCGTTCCGAATTCTCTCTTTCTTCACGAGCTAGAGTTTCTTCCGTGGTTTCTACAATAGAGCCATCTTTGCAGTAATAGTTTTCTCCGTTATATTCGCGGTAATACAGTTCTTTTTCTGTATCGTAGCTCACGATCCTATCGTCAAATCTCATAACCCTCTCCTTAATATAAAATGGATCAGAGCTTCTAGTTAAAAGATTTGGCTCATAGATAAAATCATAACCATTTGCTGAAAATGATAATCCCAGCAATATCAGTCCTATTAAAATCTTTTTCATTTAATTCACCTTCTTCAAATATTCAATCAACACATTTGCAGATGTTCCCTCAGATGTCTTTTTGACCGTACTGTTCGTATGGGTAATAGGATCAATCAGAACGTCATATTCATCCATGACCCACTTATACCCGTTCGGATTCACCAAAGACTCCGTTGTGATTCCCTGTAAAACGGGCGCATTGCTTTGCTGGTTGTAAAA